ATAGTCCAGACTGAAGGTTTTTGTTTACTTCATTTGCTAGAAAATCAGCACGCTCTGGTGCGTAAACGTCAAGCGGATTCCCGCCCTGCGAAACGTAGTCTCGCTTGATTTGGGATAGGTACTGCTTATCTGGTTCGATTACTTCAAATGATTCCGAAGGCGTTGGTTTAGCGTTTTCTGGCTCAATTACGTCATAGCCAGCATTCTGCTGATCTGCCTTTACCTCTGGCTCAATAATGTCAAACCCCAAGTCGGGACTTGCCATTGGATTATTTTATCCTTACTTTTCCGACACCTGGAATATAAACAATATCTCCAGCTTTTGCACCGTTTTGAATTGCCTCGTCTCTTGATTTATATGTAGGAACTGCTTGCTGTGTTTGTGGCTGTGCGGATGGCTGGGCTGTTGGTTGCTGTGCGGCAGGCTTTACAACCGAAGGAATTCCATAACTTTGAGGCATTTGAGAATCTTGCAATGCCTGCATTTGCACTCCAGCAACATTTCTTTTTTGCTCTGTTTCCATTATTTTTTTCTCAATGTCGCTAGTTTGTTGTGCGTATGGTTTACCAAATAATGCTCCAGGCAGAAAATCTGGACCAGGTTTCTCTCCGCCCATTATTCCAGCCTTTGCGGATTGTATATCTGCTTTCTTTTGTAAATTTTGCTCAAGCTCAACTTCGGCTTTAGCCATATCTGCTTGGTACTTTGTAAACTTTCTCGATTGTTCTAACTTCCAATCAACCTCGCGTTGCTTTGCCCATTGCATTTTTTGTTCTTGTGGTAATGCCTTAAATGGAATTTGTTCTCCATTAACATCAATTTTAAAATCTTCAAATGGCAATACTTGATTTGATCTTATTGCCTCTTTTTCCTGTTGATTTTGAGTATATGCGTTTAATTGAGCATTTTGGAGTTGCTCGGAAAGTGCAGCCCTTCGCAATGCGTCTTTGTCTCCAAATGTATTTGGATACATTGCCGCCAAGTCTAAGTTTATTTTACCCATAAATCTCCTTAAATGCTTATGTTAGGGACTAATGATCCAATACCAGACGCAATAGCACCAAACTTTTGCGCGCCACTTGGCTGGCTTGCAATTGCTCCAACCTGCGCTCCATAGGTACTGGCTTGGTAATTAGCCTGTGACCTATACAGTTCATTAAACGCATTGGTAAGTTGAACAGGAATCTCTGGATTGGTTGTCTGATAGAAATTAGCAGCCGTTGACGGCTGTTGGTTAAATCCACCAGGCAATGCTTGATTGGCTTGGATATATTGTTGCATCGCACCCTGCTGTTGCGCTGTCCGCTGGCCTGCGAGATTGTAGATGGAAGGTCCGCCACCAATGAAGTTTGCGGCTGCTCCAAGTCTATTCTGACGCAATGCGTCACGGAACGCTATGTCGGCCTTGAGCGCGTCACCAGTTGACAATCCAGAGCCAAGGAAGTTTTGTGCTGCACCATAGCGAGCAAGCTTTCTGGCTTCGCCAGCAGCACCGATCTGCGCAGCTTCTTGTACCGCTGGTCCAATTCCAAAGATGTTTCCGCGCGCAGTCTGTGCTGCTCTTGCAGCCTGCTCGTATCCACGCCGTTCTTCCGCACCAATTGTCGATCCAAGGCGCAATTGATTAAGAGCCTCGTCTTCAATCGTCTTGCGGAGTTGTTCGGTTTCTGGCGTGGTCGTAGCACCAATCGGCTGAGTTGCCATCTGGCGATACTGTTGACCCAATCCAATCGCAGTGCGATATGACTCTGGATCAATCTGACGCAATTGTTGTGAAGCACGCTCTTCGGGTAGCTGAACGAATGATCTGAAGGATGTGATCTCCTTTAGCCCTTCGGGGCTATCCATCGTAATTGGCGTGAAATTCTTTTGCATATCCTGCGCGCCTGTGACTGCGCTGGTTACGCTCTTTAAGTCATCGTTAAGTTGTTTGATGAATGCCTCTGAAGATGTGCGTTGCGCAGAGCCAGCAGGAAGGTCGGCAAGAAGTTTGTTGGCCGTATCTAGGCGTTCCTTGATCCCAGTAATCTGAGCATTGCCTCGATCAATAACGCTGTTTAGGCGGGATAGTTTTGAATTATTGTAATCGTCAACAATATTCTGATCGGATACTTGGAAGTTTAATTTTGATCCAAGATCAGAAGATCCGTAATTACGATTAGCGGAAAGCTGCGCCAATGCTTCATTAAACTGCGGACCAGAAGCTACACCAGTAGGCGTTCCAGTTCCACCAGTTAAAGCTGCGATTTGTTGCGACAAAGAATTATATGTGTTTTGCTTCGCAGTATTATCCAAAAGCTTGAATTGCTCATCTTGCCTTTGTTGCATTTTGGCAAGCTTTATGTCTGTGCTTTTTTGTACTGCTTGATTATATAATGCATTAGAATAATCAGCAGCACCTTGATCCTCTACTGCGTATGGTTTTCCACCACCATAATACCAAGGTTCTTCGTAAGGAATAATTTTTCCTTCTGCGTCAACATTATATGCCGTATATGAAGTGCGCCTTCCTCCAATAGAATTTGCCATATTATTTAGTCCCAACCGTTAACTCTGGATTGCCAATGTTTGTGCCAATCGTGCCATAGAAATCTATTGGTCCTGGCTGGCGATTGAATGCTACATTCTGCTCAACTGAGCTATAGGGCGATGTGCCATAAAGACGCTCGAACTGTCGGGTCATCTGATCGCCTAATCCGCGATTCAAGGCATACGCTTGCGGGCTAGTCTCATACTGCCTGCGCAAGCCTTCCAAAGTGCGCTGTGGTCCATATTGACGCTCAAGTTGTAATCCAGACTGCACGCCTGCCTGCTGGTCTAGGGCTGATAGCTGGCGTTCCAATGAGCGTTGTTGTGGCAAGTACTGGATGCGAAGCTTATTTTCAAGTTGCGCCATCTCTGGTGCTTTTTCAATATAAGTCTCGATATTCTTTTTATATGCCTCTGCATTGGCCTGCGCTACCGCTGCTGGATCGGGCGGGGGCGGAGGTGCGGGAATAGAAGGTGATCCACCCATGGTGTTATACCCTAGCCTTTCGCATAAATGTCATATAGTCGTAACTCCTTGGTTTACCAGAACGATTAAAAGTGATCCGCTTGCGAGGACCAAAACGCTCCCAAAGGAGCAACAGCAAGCATCTCAAGGATTTAGCACCTTTTGATGAGATAGTCAAATCAACAAACACATTCTCTCCTTCTTCGCTATGCACATAATGATTAGGCTCTTGCCCATCCTTTATGCACCTAGCTAAAGCCACGCCTGCAATGCCATCCTTATCCTCAACAATGCCAACCATACCCTGCTTCTCGAACCAGCCAAACCACTCAGCCAGGTTAGGCCACATAGCCTCTGGAACGCCACTTTGCTCAATATACTCAACAGCCGTCATATTGTTTGTTGGATTTGGATTGTGTCGGGGTTAGCCGCTGCCATGATTTGGCGTATTGCCATCTTATTTGCTATGCTTGAAATTTTGACGTTCAATAAACGCCATTTTTCGTACTTTCGAAGATCGCTTGCAAGTTTCTTTTTTACTGATGTTGGAAGTTGGGCTGGTAGTTGAAATTCAAGCACAAGAGCAGAGCTTGATATGTTTAGGTTTGGCTGAACATCTATATCCCCAACATCCGAATCACGCTGGATTGATACCGTTGTATCTGTTGAAAATGAATCATCAAATATAACCTCAAAATGACTTCCATACTTAAACGAGAATGGATCGCCAAAATTAAAGTCCTTTGTTCGAACGGATGACTCGTAATCAAATATTCCAGTTGATGTCGTTGTAGTTGTTCCAGATGTTGTCGTATAAACACCAAAGTCGCGATAATCAGCAGATGTAACTTGTGCAGGAGTTTTGTATCCGCTATATTTTGTAATTTGTCCTGTAGTCAATTTCATCATCAGTCGCAAGCCTTGATTTTGGAAATTAGCCAGAGCAAACTGCATTACATTTGGAGTCCATATTCCTTCAAATGCACCAAGAATTGTGTTGTAAACAATAATTGTATCATTATAATCATTTGACTCTGTTGGTATGGCAAGAAAATATCTATTATCGTAGAAGTGGGCTGTTGCTATTTCAATTTTTGCAACATTGATTTGCTGGATAACATCCTTCACCACTTCAGATATTGGAAGCCCAACAGATGTAAAATCATCTGCTGCTGATCGAACTAATGATCTAATTCCATCATCTGATAAAAAGAATATGTCGCTATTTACTTGAACAGCAGATCCCTCTGCAACGCAACCAGTATTGTTTGAAATTAACTGAACTGTCCAATCGGCAGCAGTAGTTGCATCTGGAGGTATTGTTACCTGAAATATGCGCCTCTTTTTGAATACAATAATTCTATTCTGATAGTATTGAACAATTGCAGTAATTTCGTCACCGTCATCTGCGTTGACAACAATGCTATTTGTTGAATCCCAAATTGCTGGATCGAGTATGTCTGATGCATAAAGTGTATTTCTACTTGTTGAAGATCCAACGCCAAACAACCTATTTCCAGTATTGATTAAAAGTCTTAAATTTAATGGAGGAGGACTAACTGTTGCTGTTGCAGTAGCACCAGAACCATCGCCAATAATTGTTACTGTTGGTGCGCCAGAATAACCAGATCCACCGTCAACAACAGTAATACCAGTAACTGCTCCGCCAGCAATTGTTGTGATTAGCGTTGGAAGTGTTCCTCCCCAATCTGGTCCTGCAACAATTGCAGTTGCGCTTGTGTAACCAGTGCCTGCGGTTGTGACTGTTATCGCCCTAACCTTACCACCCTGTCTTGTTGTGATTCCAGTTCCATCAGTTGATGCTCCATCAAAAAAATAAAGAGGTCCATCTGCATCGGCCATATACATCTTATCATTAAATTGAGCCATGCTGACTTTGACGCTGTAATCAGAAGAAAATCCATCAGCCCATTGTTGCGCTTCATTATCCCAAATACGGGTAGCACCAGTAAAATTATTCCATATTTCATCAGCTGGACGCAGCTGCGCATTCCCATTTGCATCAATTGTGTAAAGCCTGCCTTGCGTTACGGCCACAAGCCTTTCTGATTGCGATGTGTCGTAATACCGCATTCCTCCAATTGAGCCTTCTTGACTTGTTGCTGTTGTGCTAAAACTTGTAACTCCCTTGCGCGTCTCAAGGCTACCCTTTGGAGATAGCGTCATATTGACCAACTGCTGAACTTGGTTCTCGGCCAATAGATCAGATTGCAGTCCGCTTGCTTGACCTCCAGCAAAACTGCGGATTCCGTCAAACGCTATAAGATCGTCTAAATTATCTGAGTAATACAAAAGAATGCCTCCTAAGCAGAGAACATTTCTTCTATGGTTAACTCGCCTAAACTTTGCGGAGTGATCTGCTTAACTCCACCAACCTGGCTCAACTCGTAGTTAGCCATTAAAGCAAGATCAGCATTGGCGGTTTGCGTAATTGCCTGCGCCTTTGCATACTGCCGTTCACGCTCAAGCGCGTCTGAATGAGTCAATGCAAGAACCAAATGATGAACGTGGGGTAAGCGAAGCTCGTCATCCAGCGCGGCTTGAGATGGAGGAAAGTCAACAATAATATTTGTTCGGGTAAGACATTTCAGCTTCTCTACAACACGCAATGGAGTTGTGCCAGCAGTTTTTAATCTTGGGTAAAGGTTGAGTTCTGCTACGCCACTGCTGTTGCGACCAGTAAAATGATAGGTGTCTGGATCTCCAGTGCGCTCATCAGAAAGCAATCCTGGATCTTGGCTGATTATTGTTGCCAAGTCAATCGGGTCAACCTCTGCATCGTTGTAGGCAACCGAGAGAGGAGTCTCGACATTAGTGCCTAGCGTGATTAAACGAGTCGTACCAACAGAGTAGGTGGAATTGGTTACAGTCTCGCGCCATGGGGCAAAGTCCCATACGCGCCGATAGGCCAAGCTTGCAGCCTTCTGCAAGAATGTAAGCGTATCCGAGTCGGTCTTTCCAACCTTCTCGCCAGCGTATTGGGCGATTTCAGTTAGGGTCATTTAGCTTGAGGAAATTGAATTAGGATCAATCTCAACTTCGTTTTCGTCAAAGTATTTGATTTCGCCAGTTGTGCAGTTTGATTCAATTCTTGCTATCATAATTATCCTTCGTACATAATGTTGATTTTTCCAGCGTCAAAGGTGTCGGTTGCCCCTACTGTGGTAATGCGAACACGATCCAAAGTTCCTGAAAGTGTTTTTGCTCCACCAAATTGCATGGTAAATGAATTATTTGATTGTGCAATACATCCGCTTGCTGCCCACGTTCCATTGGATTGATCTACCAGTACAAGCACTAATAACCCAGAGTGTATATTAGCTCCATCATTACTAAAAATGATAAACCCTGCTGTAGATGCCACCGAACCCACACTACTTCCAGCATAGGAAGATATGCCAGTATAGCCTGTGCTTTGAATCCCACCAGAAGTGCCAATTTGAACTAATCTATGATTTGCGCCGCTTGTGCTAACGTCACCAAACATCACAGTAATCCTCTTCACCCAACTAGGAATGCTAGTAAAGTCAATGGCTGTTCCGCTGGTTGAAGTAACAGCAGTTCCGCTTGTAAATGGTTGGGACAATTTGGCTGGAGTAATTGACCCATCTGCTGGCGTTGATGAAAATGTCCCAGTTGTTGCAGATGTAATTCTTCCCTTTGCGTCAACAGTTATGAATGGAATTGCAGTTACACTTCCATAAGTTCCAGCAGTTGCTCCGCTTGTTGCTAGAGTTGCAGTTCCTTGGCTAATCGTAAAATCTCCAGCAAGAGTAGTTGAAAGATTACTAATAGTTCCAGTTGTGCTATTAAACGTTGCAATAGTTCCAGTAGTGCTATTCAGAGTTGCAATAGTTCCGCTGGTTACAATTTGTGCTGTAGATGTCGTTGTTCCAGTTGTAAGGGTTGGAATAGTTCCAGAGGTAATCGTGGCGGCAGTCGATGTGGTTGTTCCAGCGGTAAGGGTAGGAATGACTGCGTTTGCAATCGTTCCATTCGTAATGGTCGCACCAGTGCTAAGAGTATAATTCCCTGTTGCACTTGTGTATTTAAAATTAACTGTATTTACATTCGTATATGTGCTTAAAGTCAGCGCATCTTCAAACAATTCATTTACCGTTACAGACCTTGGTGCATCGGCTGCGGTAAGGTCGGAGTCGGCAATCAATAGCTTATCCAAGCTACCAACCGAAGTCATGGCCGTCTGATCGGTGATTAACGCCTGGTAGATGTCTGTTCCGTCAATTAGGTTGTGCAACCCTGCGGCTGTAACTGTTCCGTTGGTTGCAAATGTCTGCGAGCGATTGAATTTGATTGCCATATTAAGCTGCCACCCTTATTGCGGTTGCGTAAAGCATGCCAGCGGGGATTGTTCCATGTGAAATTGTATCTGTATTAAGAATTGTGTATCTAATAACATTTGCACCCTCAACCCTAAATTGGCTCATCATTCTTGCGCCTGCCGTACCAAGTCCAGCAGTACCAGAGCTTGAGCTAAGTGAGTTAAGTCCGCCCAATACAATATCCCCAATCGCTGCACCAGAAACTGTAAATGTTCCAGTTGTTATATTTGATCCACTTGTTATTGAGTCAAGGTCTTGAAGTGTTGCGCCAGTAAATGCAGCAGTTCCATAATTAAATGCTGTGACTCCACCAGTAGAGCCAGTAATCCTAGCTGTTCCAAATGTAGCGGAAGCAATCGTTGATACGTTTACTGATTCAGTGCCAATCGTTGCAGTACCAGTAGAGGCAGTAAAGCTAGTTCCAAATGTTGCTGGTCCAGATGCAAACAACGTGCCAATCGTAGCCGTTCCAGTTGAGGCAGTAATGTTAGATCCAAAAGTAATCGCGCCAAGTTGGAGAGGAATGGTTGCGGTGCTGATTGTGGCTGTGCTAATTGTTGCAGTTCCAATACTAGCAGTGCTGTTTGAAAGCGTTCCAATTGTGGATGTTCCAGTAGATGCAGTTAGGCTTGACCCAAAAGTAACAGCTCCTAGAAGACGGCTATTGCTTGAAACTGTAAAAGATCCAGTACTTTGTACTGCATCAATTCCAACCGAAAGAGCAGATGATGTATTGATTCCATCTGTAATCACTTCAACAGCACCAGCAGAAGGTAATCCGCCAGTCCCAAATGTCTTCAGGAGTTGTCGATAGCTAGTCGAAATGTTCTGTGTTCCAAGTGTGGGCATTTAGTCTCCTAGTTAGAAAGGCGGTTTTTGAGGACATCCCAGGCCATTGAGCAAGCAAGCCCTATTAGCCCAGCTACAGCCAGAACCTTCGTCCGCAGGTGTTCTAGCGCACCTAATCTATTAGCAACATCCCCATGAAAAGCAAGTGACCTTTCGATCATGGATATAAGTGTCATCTGGCGTTCCTCCATCCTGGCAAGTCGCTCTGATACGCTGGCAACCCTGTCTTTAAGATCCGAAACCTCATCAAGACTCACGACCTTTACCCTCCAAGTATCTTAGTGAAACCGCAAGATGGACAACGGCATCCACAACCTCGTCCCGATCCCGGCCTTCCTCTACAATCCGTTTGATGCTTCTGTTGACAGATAGGAGATGCTTTACCTTGCCAATGTACTTCGTCTCCTTGACCATGTTGTTGTTCTCCACGGCAAACTTTAGCGCCTCTTTGAAACAAGCGTATTCCTGCCCCGTCATTAAGAAACGCAAACTCAAATTGGTCAGCCACATAGCGATGCGTTTCATTTGACATTACCAGAACTTACTGCTCCAGCATCGGACGCAGCACCCATGTCCGAGTAGCGGGGCAGTACATTGCTGTCCGCTGGCTTTGGCGAGCAGGAGCAGAGCAAGAGGGTGAGGAGGAGGAGGGGCATTTTATTGTATCTAATCTTTGCTATTCAAAAACTGCCAAACCACGACTCCAAACACCCGCCACCGTGACCAGAGTTCCACCGCTATTATTGACTACTGCTAATCCTAGAGTCCAAAAGCCAACTCGATCTGCTACTGTTTTTGCCCTAGAGTTTAGCGACAGAAGCGAGAATGGGGTTGTCATAGTCAACTCAAATCTCCACTGGTTGCTACCATTATTGCTTTCTGCTGTGCAAGTTAAAGTTTGCGTAACAGAACTTCCTATTGGTGCACCTGCGGTAGAGTCTCCGTAAGGAGTTACTCTTAAATCAAATGTTTGAGCAGTTGGGTTTGTTGTAAATAATATAGACGCTCCAATCCTAATAGTTGACGCAAAAGATGGGGCTTGAATCAAACCGCTACTAGAATCAAAAGGGAGCATATTGTACGCCGATCCGTTTGCTTGGCTATTGCTGCTAGAAAAGCTAAATGGAGCGTAAAACTTTTTTGTTGAAGGATAAAGAGGCATCGCCTACTCCTAGCTCAACTGCGTCACTTCAGCAGTTCCAGCAGTTGCAAAGATGCCACCAATCAATCCAGTGTAGTTGAATGGGACTTCGTAGTAGTCTCCAGCACTTAGCCTTGTCGTGAAATTAGACGTACTTGCTGTTCCTGTGCCTAATAGAACGTGGAGATTGCCTGGGCCAGTATTAAAGATTGTGCATCCTAACCTGCCAGTGCTTGCCGTTGCAATCGTGCCGTAGCTGGTGGATGTGAAGTCGGTAGATCCAGTTCCGCCAGTTGTGGCGTTGGGTAGTCGAATACCATCCGCAATATCAGCTTGTAGGGTTACGAGTAAGGCTTCAATGTCAGCTACGTTTACATTGATAGCCATTGTCCCGCCACTAAGGGCATCAATAATAGTATTCCACTGGCGGCCCATATTAGGACTCCTTAATCTTTGCGATTATAGATTGCCATTGCACCGCCAGTTAAAGCAACCTGGTCGATGTCACCGTAAACGGTCACACCAGCGTTGAA